TTCAGCAGTAGGTACAACTCCTGGTATTTCAATAGATGAAAACCAGTTTGTTACTATGCCTAAAAAAGTTACAGCTTCTACTTCAGCTAATATTAGCCAAGTAGCTATTACCTCAAGCTCTAACGCAGTAGCTTGGGATGCAAGAGCTGCCGCAAACGCATATCATGTTACAACTGAGAACACCACGTTTTCAGCCCCCAGTAACGCTGTAGAAGGTGCAATTATTTCTGTAGAAATAGCACAAGGCGGTACAGCTAGAACAATAGCTTGGAACACAGTTTTTGAATTTGCTGCCAGTACAGCTCCTACGATTACAGCTACAGCCAACAAAACAGACATACTAGCCTTTAGATATAACGGTAGTGTGTGGCAAGAAATCGGTAGAGTTCAAAACCTAGCACAAACCTAATATGGAAATATTCGTTTGGTTGCTATATCACAATCAAGAAATTGGTTTGGCGTGTACAACATTTATTATTTATAAAATTTTTAAGGAAGAAAATGGAAACGCTACAGCGTACAGCAAATAGAGGAAGCATATCTACTGGTTTTGATATTGATAACTCTGTAAAACTAGAAGCTGATAATACTGAATTTTTTAGCAGAACTCCTAGTAGTAATACTAATAGACAAACATTTACTTATAGCACTTGGGTAAAAAGAACAGAGCTTGGGATAAATGGAGCTATTTTAGATGCTTACCAAGACGGAGCCAACATGTTTCTTTTGCAATTTGATACAAGTGACCGCTTTGTTGCCTATAATATTGATAGTGGTACGGATTATGGTTATCACTATACTAGAAAGTTTAGAGACACTTCTGCTTGGTATCATATAGTTTTTGTTTCAGATACTACAAATGGAACAGCATCAGATAGATATCAACTTTATGTAAATGGTGAAAGAATTTCAAATTCAGATATAGATGTCGATTATGGAACTCCACCACAAGACTATAATAATAATTTAAATTCAACTATTACACACAATATTGGCAAAAGAGGAGATGGTCCTACTTACAACTCTTGCTACTTAGCTGAAACACACTTAGTTGATGGAACTGCATTAGCACCTACAGCGTTTGGTGAGTTTGACGAAGATAGTGGCATTTGGAAACCTATAGAAGTAGATGTTACTTATGGCACTAATGGATTTTATTTAGATTATGCAGATGCTTCAGACTTAGGTGATGATGAAAGTGGTAATGGCAATGATTTTGCAGAAAACAATATAGCAGCAGCCGACCAAGCAACTGACACACCTACTAATAATTTTTGTACTATAAATCCCCTCATAAACTACTATGGCTCTGTTAGCGAAGGAGCTACAAAATTTATACACACATCGGGTGGAAGTGGCTGGGAATCATTTGTAGCATCAATGGGTGCTGGAACAAGTGGAAAATGGTACGCAGAATTTAAATTTGTTGATAGTGGTGGTGACCTTATTGTCGGTATATGCCCTATAGATGACCCTGATTTAAATAGGGGAGCAGACGCTTTTGGTTATTATGGTAGTGATACTTCACTAGATGAATCTGTTGGTATGTATGCTGCAAATGGAAATAGCTATGTTGGCGGCGGTCCTTCTTCATATGGAAACTCTTGGAGTTCAAGCAACATAATGTCTATCGCTGTGGATATGGATAATGGAAAACTTTATTTTGCAAAAGATGGTGTTTGGCAAAACTCAGGAGACCCTACAAGTGGTTCAACTGGTACTGGTGCATTAGATGTAAGAGGAGCAACAAAACCTCAATCATTAGGTGGTACTGTTTATACAGCAGGTCATTCAGCTTTAGCTAATTATGGTGGCTTTACAACCATCTCAATATCAAGCCCTCAAAGTGATGCAAATGGCTACGGAACTTTTGAATACGCACCACCCAGTGGTTACTATGCAATTTGCACTAAAAACTTAGCGGAGTACGGATAATGGCTTATACAAATATAGACGACCCATCAGCATATTTTCAGGCTGTTTTGCATAGCTCTAATAATTCTGCAACAATTACAAACGATGGTAATAGTGATTTAAAACCTGATTTGCTTTGGTCTAAATCTAGAACAGCAACACACAATCATGGGCTTTATGATTCAACTAGAGGAGTTACAAAGTTTTTGAGTTCTAACGCCACAAGTGCAGAAACCACTGCATCCGCAGGTTATGATTTAACCTCTTTTAATACTGATGGTTTTTCTACAGGAAACAATCAATATAGCACTATTTGTGCTAATACAGGTTATGTAGCTTGGCAATGGAAAGCCAATGGTGGTACAACAGCTTCAAATAGTGATGGCTCTATAACTTCTACAGTACAAGCCGATACTGATGCAGGTTTTAGCATTGTTACTTTTACTTCACCAGCTAGTTCAGGCACAGGGATTTTTTCAGTAGGACATGGATTAGGACAAATACCTGCAATGGTTATTACAAAAAGCAGAGTGGGAACAAGCAACTGGTGGTCTTGGCATAAAGGTTTAACTGGTGGAAACAGTAATACCAGTTATATTGTTGCTTTAGAAAGAATCACTGCTGAAGGTAGTTACACTAACGCTTGGGGTGCAGGTATGACATCTTCAGTCTTTGGCATGCAATCAGGAAATACAGCAGTTGCTAGTAAAGATTATGTAGCCTACTGCTTCGCAGAAAAACAAGGCTACAGCAAGTTTGGCAAGTATGTCGGCAATGGAGTTACAGATGGTCCTTTTGTATATTGTGGATTTAAACCAGCAATGGTAATAATGAAAAGAATTGATAGCACTGGCTCTTGGCATATGTTTGATAATAAAAGACTTGGGTATAATATTAATAATAATGTGTTGTTATCAGACACCAATGGTGCTGAATTAGCGGGTGCAAATTATCCATTTGTAGATATACTCTCTAATGGATTTAAACCACGCAGAGCAACATATGATCCCAATATTAGTGGTGCAACATACATCTTTGCTGCTTTTGCAGAAAATCCACTCGTAACATCAACAGGTATTCCAACAACAGCTAGGTAAAAAAATTAATTTGAGGTAAAATAAAATTATGTGGGCATCAGTAGATACAAGCGATAACGTAACCAAGGTTTATACAAGACCGACAGCCATTACTTATGGGGATGTAAATTATCCTTCAAACGTAATGTCTTCTTGGTCAAATGCTGAATTAGCAACAATAGGAGTTTACCCAGTTGTAACTGATTCAAGCAATTACGAAGACCCTGCTTACTACACTAATACTAACGAAACTTTTACTTATTACGATAGCGTAAGTGTAGGTGGAGTTACTTATAATAATACGGTAGTAGGAGCTTACGGAACAGCTGCTCCTAAGTCTTTAAATGATACAACAACAACCGATCCTGATACTGGTGAAACAACCACAACTCCAGGTTTAAAATCAAACGCTATTACAACTCAAAATAACCAAGCGTATACTATATTACAACCTAGCGATTGGTATGTAGTACGCAAGTCTGAAAACGGAACAGCGATACCTACGGATTGGGATGATTGGAGAGAGTCAATTAGAACGACTTACCAAAGCCAAGTAACGATGATTAACGCTTGTACAACGGTTCCTCAGCTACAGGCTTTGTATGTGTATAACGATGCAACTCCACCAGTTAGACCGTTGCCTGTATTCCCACCTTCCCCTGATCAAACTTCATAGGAGTAAAATATGGATATATTAATACCATTAATTATAGTAACAGTAGTTTTGGCTTGGTCTGTAAAAAAATTCAAACCTGAACTTTGGGCTAAAGTTACATCTAAATTTAAATAAATTTATTTTAGTCCCCGGCTAATGGATGCAGTATCTGTTATTACAGAATTAGGATTTCCAATAGCAGCGGCCTTGGGATTGGGTCTTTTTGTTTGGAAGCTTATCAACAGAATTATTGATGGAATGGAAAATAAGTTAGATACTTTAGATGAAAAGGTTCAAACAAGTTTAGATACAATGGAAGAAAGAGTATCAACAAAGTTAGACTCACAATATGGAATTATAGTTAGTTTAATTGATAGAGTTAGGGCTATGGACAACCAAAGTATTAGACAAGATGTGTTGTTAAAAACTCTGTTAGGAGTTCCAAACTTAGTAGATATAGACAAAATAGCAAAAGCAGATAGAGATGATCAAAGAAAGGATTAGTTACATATGAAATTTGGTTTAATTAAAAATGTAGTAGGAGCGCTTGCTCCAACGCTTGGTTCAGCTTTGGGTGGCCCCTTAGGCGGTCAAGCAGCATCTGTCATTGCTGGCGTGCTTGGTTGTCAAGCAGATCCAAAGTCTATTAATAAAGCTATACAAGAGGCAACTCCAGAACAAATGCTTCAACTTAAAAAAGCTGAACAACAGTTTGAAGTTCAAATGAAAGAGCTAGATGTAGATATATTTAGACTAGAAACAGTAGAAAAACAAGACGCTAGAAAAACTTTTAACAAAGATTGGACAGCTAGAATTATGGGTATTGCTGTTGTTGGTGGTTTTATGGGCTACATATTTTTAGTAACACTACAACCACCTGAGCAAAACTCTGAAGCTTTAATTAATTTAGTGTTAGGATATTTGGGTGGATTGGCGTCAGCAGTTATATCGTTTTACTTTGGAGCATCCAATACGGGTGATAAAAAGGATGGCGAATAGAAACACAGTTCAATCAGTCGCATCAGACTTAAAGTCTCATGAGGCAAAATGTGAAGAAAGGTGGAAGACAATATTTAAAGAAACAGAAGAAATAAAAGCAGAAGTCTCAGACTTAAACAAAACTTTAAAAATGGCGGTGTTTGGATGTTTTGGATTTTTAGGAACTTTGCTAATAGCATTAATATCAATAATATTTCCCGTAAACTAATGCACACTTCAGATGAAGGCTTTGAGCTTATAAAAAAATTTGAAGGCTGTGAGCTTGAAGCTTACCAGTGCGCTGCTGGAGTATGGACTATAGGTTATGGCCATACCAAAGATGTACAAGAAGGTGATAAGTGGTCTGAAGAAAAAGCAGAGTTTATGTTATGGCGCGAGCTTGAAGATGAGTATGAACATTACATAAATGCTCTTGTTACAGTGCCAATGAATCAATGTCAATTTGATGCTTTGGTTTCTTGGGTATACAACTTAGGTCCAGCTAATTTAAAAGTATCTACTTTATTAAAAAAATTAAATGCAGGAGAGTACAACGAAATTCCTGCGCAAATAAAAAGATGGAACAAAGCAACTGTAAATGGTGAGCGCAAAGTATTGCCTGGCCTTACAAGAAGAAGAGAAGCAGAAGCTTTAATGTTTGAAGGAAAGGACTGGCAACACATATAACGGAGGCTAGATGTCTGAATCCTCTGCTAGAATATCGTTAGCAGGAGAATATCTAGCAGCATCTTACATGCTGAGATATTGTGACTCTGTAATACCTACACCTCCGGGACACAAAGCAGATCTTATTCTTGATCACGACAACGCCCTTTATAGGGTTCAAGTAAAAACTACAAATTCTGTATACACAAGAAGAGATAGCGATTATTATCGTTGGGAGTTGCGCACAAGTAAAAGAACTGTTAATAACATTCGCCAAAATAAAATGGTAAGATATGGAAATGGCCAAATCGACATGTTTTGTTTTGTTGCTTTGCCAATTAATAAAGTATTTTTTGATGTGTATGACGGTACAAAAAATTTAACTGAAGTATCTAAAACCATTAAAACTTTAAATAAAATAGATTCAAAGGATTCTTTGCTTAAAGCTTTGTTAAAGATAAACAAAACACCAGAGCTCAGTCCTTTAGGTAAAACAGATTAATAGAATATGCCTTTAACAAAACTTACATTTCAACCCGGCATCAACAAAGAGATGACGGACCTTATGGATAAAGGCGGTTGGGCTGATGGTAACCTTGTTCGTTTTAGAAAAGGCTTGCCAGAAAAAATAGGTGGTTGGACTAAAAATAGTTTAAACACTTTCCTAGGAGCCTGTCGCGCCATGCTTGGCTGGGTTTCTTTATCTTCTACTAAATTTCTAGGTATGGGAACCAACCTAAAATACTATGTTAAGGAAGGAGCTAACTTTAATGACATTACTCCAATAAGATCTACAACCAGCGCTGGTGATGTAACGTTTGCTAAAGTCGGAACTGGAGATGCGACCATTACTGTTACGGATACAGCTCATGGAGCTGTGGCTAATGATTTTGTAACTTTCTCTGGGGCAGCATCTCTTGGCGGTAATATTACTGCTGCTGTGCTTAATCAAGAATATCAAATAGCAACTATTGTAAATGCTAACTCTTATACAATAGAGGCTAAAGATACTAGCGGCGATCCAGTTTTGGCCGCAGCTGGAGATAGTGGTAATGGTGGTGGATCTACAGTAGGAACCTATCAAATCAATACAGGTCTAAATGTTTATGTTCCATCCACAGGTTGGGGTGTGAGCACATGGGGATCTAGCACATGGGGGTCAGCGGCAGCGGCAAGTTTTGCTAATCAACTAAGATTATGGTCGCATGACGCATTCGGTGAAGATTTGGTTATCAATCCAAGAGCTGGCGGTGTTTATTATTGGGATACATCTAGCGGAACATCAACTAGAGCAGTAGATATTACATCTTTATCAGGAGCTAATCTTGCGCCAAC